TACACGTAAGGAGTCGTCGGCAGCGTCAGATGTGTATAAGAGACAGGTGTTATTCTCTGTATATTGGTTAATTGGTTTTCGTTCATTCACGTGTTGAAAATAGCGGCTTATTTGTTGCATCGTAGCAACCTTACAAGCGTAAGACTATCAAGTAGGTATTACTCAAACATTGGTTATATCAGTACCTACAAACTAGTAATTAGTTGTGAGACCGTAATAGTTGAGTTATACGGGTGAGACGAAAGGAGACCGACCCAAATAGTTATAATATAGTGAATAAACCAATACAATAACAATTAAAATCTAAATAACATCTAATAATAGCAAGTATCCAATATAACGGGTAAATCTAGTAACAACTAACAATAATTAGTTATTACTCAAGTTCTGTTATATTTGGCTTGCTATTTTTGTTAATGTAGCCTATATATTCCTATAATATATAGACGGTTACAAGCCCGATAAATACAGAGTTGCAATTATAATTATCAATATTAATATAAATCTATGGAAATAATAGTATCTAAGAGATCCGGCAATGTGTTAGTATATATACCGGAATTGAAAAAACGTATTAGTTTAGATCCTAGTACGTTTTTGTGGTTTGATGGAAGTTTTTGCCATAACGAAATAGTAGACCACATTACTAGTAATTTTAACATAAATATTACGAATGTGGTATATTTGTAAGCATGCGAATTAAATACTAATCAATACTTTTAATCATGGGAAAGATAGAAGAAAAAAAGACGTTTAAGTATGTTGTTACTTATATGTTATACAGACATACAAACGTGCTTATAAAAGTAGGAAAAAAAACTTATGAATTTGTAAATGTGTGCGATGATAATAAAACCGCTTTTGGTTGCAATACGATAGCAGTTCTTTATGATTTTAAGGCACAAAAATATATAGCGGTTAAAGTTGATGATGAAAAGTTTAACAAGGTTGAGACTATAATACTACCAAATCAATAATAATTAAATAAAGGAGGAATAAACATGAAAAATTTAGTAAATATTTGCGATTTATATCCAAACGATAGCCATAAGTCTTTTTACGGGAAAGCGAAAGTAAAAATATATAGCGATAATACAAAAGTACTTCAATCTTATAACACCGACGTTGCAAAAATAGATGCAAACGGAAATGTTATACGATTGTGGAACGGTTGGAGTGCTACAACTGGCAGACATATAGCAAGTTTTTGCGGACTAAATAAAAAAGAATTTTTAAATTTACCTTTAAATAATAAATAAGTTATGAAAAAGAATGTAAGAGAATATAAAAAAGTAGGCGTACAATTTGCATACGTTTTGGACTGCATTTATAACGACGAAAAAGAAAATATGAGTGATAAAGAAGCTATTAATTACTTCTTCGACTGTTTTAATAGAGAATATAATTTTGCTTATTATAAGCGGTTATATCCTAGTTTACAGGAACGAGTGAAAGAATATATAAAAGGTTTACCGTCTTGTTTCGGTGTGGCTTATTGCACTGATACTATAATTAATATAGGCAAATCGTGGGGATATTGCAGAACGGAAAGACAAATAGTTGATTTTCAAAATAATTGGTTTTCGGTTATTGCGTGGAGATTAATACAGTTAAAAAAGAAATTAAACTAAATACATTATAGCATGGAAATAACATTTAATATATCGCAAAAATTTTGGTCTGACTCTTTTATAAACTCATTAGCTAATGTAGAAAGTTTTAATAAACTTTGCGGAGAAGTAAATACAGGCGTAAAAGGTATTTCTTCTTCTTCCTGTAATATACCCCGAAATAGATTTGCCTTTCATCAAGCGGATAAAACAAAAGTTATCGTAGAAAAAAGACAAAGAAGGGGCTATATACAAATTGCTTTTATTTTTTAAATAAATATATAACAAAATAAAAAGTTATGAACGATTATAAAGACAAATATAGTATATATTCTGATAATTCACTAAGAGATACGGAATATAAAATTAAAAATAATGTTTCAATTACTGAAAATGATATTAAGGATTTTTGTACTGCAAAGGGTATTCCTATAGAATTGCTTATACATGAGTTATTAGATAGATTTAATATAAACAAAATAGAATAGTTATGAAAAAACCTAGAAATTTAAAACAAGCGATTGAAAATGGTTATATAATTAATAAATTATATGCAAAAGAAAGCAAGCGTATAAGAGTCGATTTGAAAGAACGTTATCACGTATCAGATAGACAAATGTTTTTATCATTTTGGATCGATAGAGATTATTTTAAGCGGAACTATTCGAACGCCTACGAACGTTTATAATAATACAATAATTAAACATATAGAGTTATGAAAACAATTAAATATAAAACTTTAAACGGTTTGTTATCTCAAACTAGACAAATGACTATGGAGCAATTTTTAAATAGACGTTTCCATCATAACACGAAAGGATGGATAAACTTTGAGCTAGAAGGATATTGTTACGAAATAGTTTTAGAACGTTTTTCTAAATATTGTTTTTCATCAAAGAAAGCACAAAATAAGTTATTTTTTTAATCTTATCAATAATTACGGAGACCATTCTTTGTTTCAATGTTTTTATATTGATAAAAGGGGCTTTAGCAGTAGTTTATCCGGTGAAGCTTTTGATTACTGTATAAGACGTTTTAATAAATAAGGAAAAATGAAAACAAAAGTAAATTTCAGAATAACGAAAGACGGTGAAATTATTGCCGTGTTTATAGAAAAGCTAATAAACGGGAAGTTTTTAGTCTATTCTTTGTATGATAACATGCACTTTGAGGCTGACGATACCTTTATAAGAGAATGTAAACCAGCAAAAGGGTATAATACAAGCGAATTACTCGCCTATTTAAAAAATAGAGGCTATAAAAATATAGAAATATTATCGAGAATGAAATTTTAATTTTATGGAAACGAAAGAGTTTAAAGAGATTGCAAAAGGTTTTTGCGCTTTATGTGGGATACTTTTAATTTGTTATATTTTATGTTTAATATTTTACAAATAATATTGTTATGAAAGTGAAAACATTATCAAAAGAACATCGTGATAAAGTTGTTAATTTACCTAATTTTGATAAAAGCGGCAGTATTATAGGAATGAAAAGACTTTATTACGGGAAAGATGCATTATTGGTACGGTGTGGAAACTATATTTATAATGTAAGTTCCGAGCCATCAATTTACAATGAACTAGCGTATTAACTTTTAAAAAAAATAGTTATGATAAATAAAAGAAATGAATTCCTAACAAAGTTAGCTAATTTGTTAGATGAATATAATGCTGATATTGAGTTTACTTGCTCGGAAGGCTCGGACACTTCCGGATTATACGACGACCGTATTATAATATCAGAGCGGAAAACGGAAAAAGTAATATTAGATACTTTCAACGAATGGTATTTAAGTGGTAATGTAATCAAAGAAAATATGTAATCATGAAAACAAGAACAATTATAAAGAAAAGATTTGAGTTCGTTTGCTCTGTTATGAACAACAAAGTATATTATTCAGAGAAAGAACAAAAGAGAATAGCAAGAAGAATGTTTGTATTAAACAATATGAAATAAAATAAGTATGAAAAAGTATACAGAAAAGCAAATAGAGTCATTTAAAGAAATGATTAATAACGGGATAATATCTCAAATAGATGGAGATTGCGAACTGTGTAGAAAAATTTCAACAGATATTCATAAAATAAATGAGGGATATTGCACTTTTGAAAGTATTACAACAAACGAAATAGTAAACGAGTGGGACGCTAGAGGAGAAAAAGAGCATTTGATCGACACCTTGATAGAAAGTTACGACAAACCGAAAATAATTTTGAAAGATATAGTTAAAACTTATTCGGAATGTTTTTTACCCGATCAAGTAGATAGAAAATATATGATAAGGTTGTTAGGTTTACGAGATTATGCCACAAAAGAGGATATTTTAAATGAATTGAAAGAAATACTATGAAAAAGAAAAAGTTTGATCCAATAAATTTCATTCCTAATCAGTCAAAATATCAAAGAAGTATTTTTAATGAATCTTTTGAAAAAGAATTGAAAGGATTTGCATCGAATGGAATTCAAAGGGATTTATTTTTAAAGAAAAGTAATAAACATATTAATAAGAAGTGATAATATGAAAGCAAAAGTTTACAAAGATAATGGATATACACATGTATTGGTTGAAATTACTAATTTTGCCAATAAGCCGGAAATAACGAAAGGTTTTAAAAGTTATTACGAAATGAGAAAAGCTAAAAATAGAATGAGTTTACATGAAATAAATTCAAATATATTCTCATTTATGAGTGTAATAAGGCTATTAATAGTGGTTTTTAAATAAAGAAAGGAGTAAAAAATGTTGTTTATAATATGTTTGATTATTTGGGGTGGTTGTACTGTATTTGAGGGGCTAACTAAAAAATAGTAATATGAATAAGTATATTTCTTGGCGTAGGGTGTCAACGCAAAAACAAGGGCGGTCTGGTTTAGGACTTGAGGCACAAAAAGACATTATAAATTACTTCATAGAAAAAGATAACGGTTTGTTGTTGGCGGACTATGAAGAAATTTATACCGGAACGGAATTGTCTAAATGTACGGAATTACGGAAAGCGATTGAACACGCAAAGAAAGAAAATGCTAAATTGATTATTGCTAAGTGCGATCGTTTCCGTAATACATTGGAAGCACTACAGGTATTAGCGGAAATTGGTGAAAACAATATTGTTTTTTGTGATTTACCTAATAGTGACAAATTTACTTTAACATTGTTCTTCAGTTTGGCGGAAAGGGAAGCACTGTTAGTTAGCATACGTACAAAAGCGGCTTTAGCGGCAAAGAAGAAACGTAATGAACAAATAGGAGGAACAAAAGAATTGTGGGGAAAGAATAGCTCTACAGATAGAATAGTTTCAATAAATAAGATGCAAGATGAGTCCGCAAACAAAAGGCGAGAAAATGCACGTGTTAATGAAAGTAATGTGTTTTTTTGGGCTTTCATTACTGATTGGATAAAAGATAAGGGAGAGCCTAGAAACTACAAAATTTGGGGAGATATTGCACAAAAATTAAATAATCTGAATCAAAAGACAGCTACAGGAATGGAGTATAATTCAGTTCGTGCGGCTGCAATGTATCGTAAACTTAAAAAGATAATGAAATAACTTTTAACAACATATATAATGAAAGATTTATCAGAATATACAGACAAAGAACTACGCCAAGAATTATATAGACGTAGTAAAAAGAATAAGGTAAGCGAAAGAGATAAAAAGAAGTGTTTTAATTGCAAAAACCGTATACCTTATACAAAAGCAAAAATAATGGCAAGAAAGGGGCTTTTACCGTTCAAATATAGTTCTTTTGGTCTTGGGGCAATATGCCTAAAATGCAAAGACATGAATGGTTATCATTTGCGAGTTTTAAAGCATGAAAAATCATGTAATCTATTTGAAAGGAAACAATAAATATATAAAGCTATGAGCAAAAGAATTTTAATAGAGAATTATTTCAGGAATAAATATCCTGATGAAAGGTATCAGTTCAAAGCATATCATACTATAGAGGATATGTTTGGAGTTAAGGGGAATAATCTTTATGTCGTTGAATTTATAGATGTGAAGATGAGATACCCTAAAACATTAGAGTTAAGAATTAAAGAATGTGAATTATTAAACATTTAAGTTATAGAAAGCAAAGAAGATATTATTAGAAAGTATATCAAAGGAATAGTTTCTATTGAAAGTAATGGGAAAGTTATGTATGTTTCCACAAAGAATTGCTTTGCTAGAACAAGCACCTTAGAATTTCTAAAAAAGAGATTAAATTGCAAAGAAATATTGGTAGAAATAAAAGCAAAAGATGGTTTATTAATGTATGTAATTGAATAATGATATGAAAGCAAAAAAATTGATAACATCGGAATAAGTTGGGATTATATTCGCATATCGCTTTATTTTCAGACAGAAAAAATGAATTTGAGCATATATGGGAATACGATGGCACAAAAGATGAATTGTTTAGTTTATGTTTTGATGTAAAATAAAAGTAAATATATACAATATGTGGATAAGAATACAAAATCAACGATTGAAAGACGCAAGTATTAAAGAATACAAAGGACGTGGTAATAGTGTATCAAGCGGTAAATACTGCATTGAAATGAAGTACGGGAACGGAATAAGGTATTTCTACTTTGACAATGAAGTAGAATATGATAGAGCTTTGTTTCGGCTAGATGAAATATTGAAAGTACAAGAGGTTTAATTAAGGCAGTGAACACTTAATGTAAAATAGGAGGATAAATTATGACAGTACAAGAACTAATTGATATTTTATCTGCGATAGAAGATAAAAGTAAACCTGTAAAAATAGACATCTTTGATGATGAAGTCAAAGATGTTATAGAGCGTGAAGATCGTGTTGAACTTTATGATTATTGAATATGACAGTTGAAGCTTTAATTGAACTACTTGAAGAAGTAGAAGATAAAACTAGAGATGTGAAATTCAACGATGGATGGAGTGATTATCTAGTTGAAAATGTGGAAACCGAAACAACAAAAGACGTTATCCTATCATAACCATGTGGTTTTAGTATGGTTTTAATATGGTTATCCATAAGGTTATTTTAAAACTATATAAATGTTAAATATTACTTTTCTCTTGCACATCTCAAAAATAAAGAGGATATTTGCATTGTATCTGAAACGTGGCAGTGGATGATCTATGATTATATTTTTCTTGATTATAAAAGATTATTCAAATTATATAACCGTATGTTAGCAACTGCCACCATTGTATTTATACAATGTCTGTTAACACGGTAACAATAGAACCGTACTGATAGAGTTTCAGCTACGGTTTTATTGTTTTATATATATAATTATGAAAAGATTAAGTAGGAAAAGATATAATGAAATAATATCCGCTACCGATGAACGGAAAGCGATAGCCCTACTTATTTTTATAAAACAAAAGTTTAGATCATCAGTCGTTCTTAATTTTTCTTATTACAAACTATCCAAAATTACAGGTCTGCATAAAAATACAGTGAAGAAGCGGTTAGAAGTTCTTGGAAGCATGGATCTATTAGACTTTGTTGGAAAGAACAATAAACATCTTCTTTTCAAATCTGTGCGTGCTGCTAGGTCAAATGTAAGATTGGATGGATTGGACTTATCAAATATCAAGGCGATTGAAACTGGATTGCAAGCATTATTTATAACGGAAGAACAAAGACGGAAAAATTACGTCAATCATCAAGTAATTAAAGGGACTAAGCCAAAAGGACATTTATCTAAATCAAAATATAGAGAATGGAAGAAGGCTAAAAAGTTCTGCACCCTGTATGGATTGACAGAATTTAAAGATAATGGAATTTCGTTTGATACATTAGCTAAAAGAATGAAAACAAGCAAAAGTAAAATTACTAAAGCGATTTCTTTTGGTGAAAAAATGGGAATTTTAAGAAGAAAACATAATTTCAAAGTTGTTACTTCTTTTCCTTCTCATAAAGAAGCTATTAATTGTTTAAATCATAATTTCAATAACAGATTGAGAGTTATAAACAATGAAGTAGTATATATTATGTGTAACACATACTCTATTATTGAAGATAAACAAGCGGCTTTAATATATTAGAGTACTAAAATTGCCCTATTATGAAGAATAAAAAAACTTTTGTTGTATTCACAGATGGTGGTTGTGATGCAATAAGCAAAATTGGAGCTTCTGCTATTATTATTATTGATCCCGATATTGATGGTATTATCTATGAATGGTCGGATGCTTTTAATGATACTACAAATAACAGAATGGAGCTTATAGCTTTTAAAGAAGCATTAGAAAATCTACCCAATGATTGTGAGGTAATATTTATGACTGATAGCCAATATTGTATAACAGTTCTAAGTGGGAACAAGTCTGAATATCCTAAGAATATGGATTTAATTAGAAATATTAGAGCTATTAGAAGTGAAAAGAATATATCTTGTGACTATCATCACGTAAAAGCTCATAATGGTAACAAATGGAATGAAATGGTAGATTCAGCTTGTGAAAGAGCTATCAAACAGAGGAAAAATGAGATAAGTCCGAGGAATGATAGCAAAGGTTCTTTAATTTCTAAATACGGATATTAAAATAGATGCCATGAAAGAAGAAAAATCAGAATTTGCCAATGCTTTGTATAGACTAGGCAAAGTAGCAATATTGAGATTTGCTGAATTGTTAGAAAAAGAAGGTGTAAATGAAAATACTGGTAAAGTAATAGAAGAAGCTTCTGTCAGTATAAGAAATTTTGAAAAAGCAGGCTTTGACTGTACAGAAGAGAAGATAGCACTTTCTAAAGCGCAAAGTATATTCAATAAATCAAAAACGTCATGAAAGAATTACCAATAGGAACTGAAATAAAGCTTCCATTTACAACTTTAAAAGTAGAAACAGTTAGAGGTCATTCCTGTGAGAATTGTTTTTTTATAGAAGTTTGTGAAGAAAATGGGGAATTTGTATCTGAATCTTTTGGAGGTTGTGATTCTCTTGAAAGAGAAGATGAAACCAATGTTATATTTAAAGAGATAAGCCATGAAAACATGGAATAGAATGATAAAGGACGGATGGAATAATGCAAGGGAGATAAAGCCTAGCAAATATAACACCGTTAATGTCTGTCTCAAAGATGGCAGATATACTAACTCCTTTTGGACTGGAAGAGAATGGGCTTATAATGTAGAGCCTATCTTATGGAGAGAAATCGAAGAAGTAATAGTACCAATGTGTAAACGAATTTAATAATAAAAAGCTATGATAAAAGAAATTATAGATCAATGGGAAGCTAATAAGCATAAGTTGGAAAAATGGTTTAGAGAAAACGAATTGAAAGAATATGATTCATACTTAAAAATAGTAAGAGCTATATTCACGTATGTTATATCTGAATATGATGTGGAAAATATACACGTAATTGATGATGGAGATTGGTCAGGTACAGAGATATTCATCATCCCTGAAAAAGATGTATATCAGCCTGGAATAGAAGATTATCTTATGACACATACCTATTATGGTTCTTGTTCCGGTTGTGATACCTTATTGAATATAATAGACTTTTACGAAGAAGATTATCCAAATGAAGAGCAAGTTAAACAATTAATGACTCTCTCTCTTCACCTAATACAAAGAATGAAACCATTATGCGAACAGTAATATTGTTATCAGCCATATTAATAGCTGAAAGCATTAACCACCAATGTGTAAACGAGAATGTAGATCTTTTATCTATATGTATGCTTATTTTTATAGGCTTTGATGTTATTGAATTTGTTTTTAAACATTTTAAAAGAATATAATCATGAAAGCAGAAGAATTAAGAATTGGTAATTACGTTAAAATAGACGAAGGAATTGGGAAAGTGGCATTTATAATGGACAAAAGCTTTTGCAATGAATATGCTAATGATGATTACAATATAACAGTAGAAATGGGAGATGGTATTTTTAGAGAAGAGGAAGAAGATAAAGTTGAAGGAATTCCTCTGACAGAAGAAATACTCCTGAATTGTGGATTTGAATATATAAATACCGACTATAAAGAAGCAGGAATGGTTTCGCCTCCTGATGAGTTTTCGAATAGATACCGAATTGTTCATTTAAAAAATGATTTTAAATTAGTCCTTAATACATGGAATTGGAATTCTGTAAAATACGTACATGAATTTCAGAATTTATTTTTTGCAATTGCCCGTATGAATTTAAATATACAATTATGAAAACAACAGTAGAAATAGTAAACTTAGTAAGTAGAACACTTGAATTATGTCCAATTAAATGGATTGATATAAACAACGATTTTGTTAAGTTCGAGTATGGTGGGGCTATTTTTAAAATATCAAAAGAATTATCTGTAGCAGAAGTAAAAGAATCCTGTTTGTTTAGTACAGTAGCAGCTAGCTTTCTTGAATTACTAATAACTAAAACAGAAAAATATGAAAAGTAATATTTACTACTTATTTTTAGCACTGATGGCTTTATTGTTAATGTCGTGTGGAGAAGCACCACGAACTGAAAAAGATTCAGTTATAGAGTATGATGTGATTGAAATTGATTCATGTGAGTATATTATGGTTCAATCAGAAACGTATCGTTTGAAAAAAGTAACCAGTATAGCACATAAGGGTAATTGCAAGTATTGCAAAGAAAGGAATAGTACAGAAATTAAACAGAAGATTGATGCTAATACAGAACATAAGACTGTTACTGATACTATTCTAATTTATAAATACATTAAACAAGATAATAATGAACGTAGATAAATTGATAAACGATGCCATCAAAGGATATGATGAATATCGAAAGCGTTGTAAACTTATAGAAAAAGAAGCCCAAAAGTATATTGATTTTGATGAAGGCGTTTCATGTGAATATGTTATAGGAACAGGTCTAAGCCTGTCGATAGTAATACCTGTAAATCATACATTTCGTGAATGTGTATGTCCTGTAGTAGGATTCTTTGAATATGCCAAAGGTAAGGACAAACTATCAGTAGATGACATTTAAAAACTATCACTATGAGTAAGCTAAAGCAAATGTTACTGGCAACAGCAGCGATGTGCGCAGCAGCACAAAGTTATGATCCATACTCCATGAATCGTAAAGAAAGAATGGCTTTTAATCCTGACTATAAAGTTAATTCATCAGTTAAAGAGTTGAGAGAGTTTACGATAAAAGGAGAAAAAGTTATGGCATACTCCAAGAAGGACGCTATTAAACGACTGAACCATAAGAAATAACTAAAATATCAAAATATGGAAAGTATAAATCAAGGCTATATTCCAAAAAAAGAATCAAGCGCAGTCAATCCGTATAATGGAATGTTCGGGCAGCAGGGATGGATTTGCCCGAAGTGTGGGAGAGTGTATTCACCTTTTACTCAAATGTGTTTGTATTGTAAGCCCAATAATACAACAACTGTTTCTAATCTTGGTAACAGAACTAATAATATTGTCAGTGAAAAAGAACTAAGAGAAAACCGTAAAACAGAGTAAAAATATGGAAGATTTAATAAAAGCATTGCAGATATTTCTAAAGTATGGAAATCCTGATTATCCGACTTATTGTAATCACGATGAATTATGGGTAGATATTGAGCCTGAAAAAGTTTCAGAAGAAGATTTAGAAATGTTAAAATCACTCGGATTCTTTCCTTCCGAGGACGAAAGTGGTTTTTATTCGTTTAGATTTGGTAGTTTATAACCTTTCAAATAAAGATAATTATGAAACAGACATTAGAATCGGCAGCAATAAATGAATTGTTTTTCAGTTATGCTTGTACGTCAAGAAATCTATCATTTGCCGGGCTTGTATATGACAGAAACGCAATGCTAAATATGTTCCGAAAAGGTGCTGAATGGCATGCAAAGCAATCACCGTGGATAAGTGTAGAAGAACGATTGCCGAACTATAAGGAAGAAGTTTTAGTCCTTTATGAATATGAAGGGAGAATACAAATCCAACAAAGTTTCTATCTTGGAGAAAAAGACTGGAAGTTTGGTTCTAATAAAATACTTGCGTGGATGCCAATCCCGTCTTTCAATGAAATACTTGAAGCCAACAGAGATGTACTAGAACGGATTAAAGAGAAAGGAGACTAATATGTATATAGTAAGAGACAAAGATGGGACACTATATGTCTTTTTTAACAAACCCGTAAAGAGTGATATATGGAAGATATGGCAATCACGTATCGACTATCCCCGTGATTATTTCAAATTAGACTCATCTTTATTTCCCGAAGTAAAATGGGAAGATGAAGAGCCGACAGAAGTTGAATTGGTAAAGAAGGGAAAATAACTATGAAAAATAGAAAAAAGTTAGCAATAGCAATCCTCTGTCGTGCTTATCTCCATATTCATGGATTTATTACAGATAGTGAAAATAGAAGAATACACAATAAAATTATGAAATGGCAGAATGAAAATAAGGTATCTATTTCAGAAGCGCAATTGGATTCTGCTGATTTCATTTATGATGATAACGCTAAAGAAGAGGAGAAATAACTATGGGATTTACAACACCGTGTATCATTCGTAAAAATACCACCAAGATTAGAGATAGATTAAAAGAGCTTGACTACAATTGCAATCCATATTTAGGTTGGCATAATCTATATACTACTATACATGGATATGCTTCGGTTTATTCAATGAACGATGATGATATAAATGTTCTCTCTAAAAAAATAGATAGTTTTATTGATTGCGGAACTAATGAAGAACTTTTCTTGGCAATAGCCGCATTACGGGATGATACAGATGATAACCAGTGGTTTACCGATGGAAATGATTGGTTCTTATGCCGATATCTGAAAGTTGGCATGCACTACCAAGACATGCCAGAAATCTTGTTTGAAAAATGGTATAAGGCTACCGTAGAAGAGCTAATCAAACACTTTAAAGAAAAGGAGGAATAAAATGGAAGATAAATTTATAACAATATATACTTTGAATATGTTATCGCAAAAAGGCTTTAACTCTTATCATTTCCCAACACAGTCCATCGCCCAAAAGTGGTTACGTGAAACCAAGAACCTACATATTTCCATCATTAGAAACGCTTGTGGTTATGGCTATGATATATGTAAAGCTGACAATGGCACTCATATAACCGATGGGGTATTTGACGGTCCTAATGATGGTGGTCAGTGGGACACCTACGAAGAAGCATTGGAAGCTGGAATACAGAAAGCAATTGAACTAATATAAAATACAAAATTATGAAACCATTTGATTTAGAAAAAGCAAAAGCAGGTGCGCCTCTATGCACAAGAGAAGGATTTAGAGCTAGAATTTTATGTTTTGATGCAGATAACGATAGATTCCCTATTGTTGCTCTACTTAAAAGCGATAATGGCAAAGAATATCCCGCTTCTTTTACTAAAGAAGGACGATATTCTGATGGGGAAGCAGACTCCTCAAATGATTTGTTAATGGAGGGAATAAAGAAAGAAGGATGGATAAATATATATGAAACAGTCAGTGAAAGATGTATTGGAGCGGTTCACAAATCAAAAGAAGAAGCCATGCGTGTGAAAGTCAATGAAAAAGATGTTACATACAAAGATACGGTTAGAGTAGAATGGGAGGAATAGTAAAAGGTGTTATCATATTAATTTCGGCAGTATTATCCTCATGTAATGGATATACATCATGCCATCATAACGAACATCAAGGTTATCCCCCAATATACCCAACTAAATATGGAAGTGTAACTTATCTTAATGATAGTATCATTGTTATACAAACACATAAAAAGGGATTAGATAATTATGAAACTGAAATAATTAACTTAAAAACAATAAAATGAAAAAAGTAATTTTAAAAAAGCTTATTCTTCAAAATTGGAGAAAACAAAACAAAGAAATATCTTTTAATGAAGATATTACTAAAGTATATGGTCAAAATAAAGCAGGTAAGTCCTCTCTTCGTCATGCATTCCTATGGCTTATTACAGGATATGATGGGGAAAATAGAATGAACTATAATTTATTCGACAATACTAAAACATATATACCAGAAGATTCTCCTGCCGCTGTCGTTGAGGCTATCATCGAGGCAAATGGATATGAATATTCATTGAAAAAAACAGCAGAAGTGGGATGGATTAGACGTAGAGGAAGCAATTCTTATGAAAGAAAAGGAACAGATGATTATAAGTTCTTTATTGATGGAGTAGAGTTAAGTGCCGGAAAGTATAAAGAAAAGATTGCAGATTTATTTTGTGATTTGGAAGTTCTTCGCTCTATTTTGGATATTAATTACTTTTTATATTTAGATTGGAAAGAACAACGTAAATATCTTGCTGTAATGGCAGGTGAAATAACAGACAACGACTTAACGGGTAATTACAAGGAATTATTAGAGCAACTAGAGAAGTATTCACTCTCTGAATTAAAAGCTCGAATTTCGTCAGATATTAAACCTCTAAAAGACTCTCTTAAATCCCTTCCTCTTACGATAAAAACTTTGGAGGAAAATCTGCCCAATGTAGAAGAGGCGGAAAGTGCTAAGAAAGCCATAGAAGATTATAAAAATCAAATTTCGGATATAGATAAAGAATTACAAGGGAGTGCTGAATCTATTAAACCTCTAATAGAAAAGAGAAATAAAGATTTGCAAGAAATATCTGATTGGGAACGGAATATTAGAACTGAAAAAGAAAAATACGATGAAGAACAGAATAAGATTTCAGCTTCTATTCTTTCTAAAATATATTCTGTAACAGAAGAGAATAAAAATATAGATAATAAAAACGAAGAAAACAGAAGAAAAAGAAGAGTTCTATCTGATAAAATAAAATCATTAAATATAGATTTAGTAATTCTAAATGAAAGAAGAAATAATCTATTAACTAAATTGGATGAATGTTTGGAAAAGGAATTTTCAGCAGATAAATGTTCTTATTGTGGACAAACTCTTCCTGATGACAAATTAGAATTATTAAAAAAGGAGTTCTATAAACAAGTAGAAATAGAAAAAGAAAATATAATAAAAGAAGGGCTGAATGTAAAAGCAAGAATTGATGATATAACTAAAATAATTGCAGAATGTGAAGAGAATATTGCTGATATTCCGACTACTCTTTTGGCGAAGAAAGATCTGTCTACTTTACAAAAAGAATATGATGAAGTTCAACAAAATGTTATCCCATTTGAGCAAACTGAAAAATATAAATCATTAGTTAGCTTATTGGAAGAAAAGAAAAAGACAATAACAACTATCCCTGAACAAGATAATTCAGGTTTACTTTCCATGAAAAAAACTTTGATGTCGAATATTGAAGAGGAAAGCAAAAAGATGGGACTTATTGATGAGCGCAAAAAACAAGAGAAAAAAATAGAAGAATTTAAGAAACAACTGAAAGATACTGCCAATGCTTTAGCAGAACAAGAAAAGTTAGATAATCAAATTAAAACATACGAAGAAGAAAGAGCTAAGATTATTTCTGATAGAGTAAATAAATTCTTCAAACGTTGCAATATTACCATGATGTCACAGGATAAATCCGGTATTTGGATTCCCGATTGTGTTATTACTGGTATTGATGGAGCAATCGCAGCAACTTCTAATGGTGCAGAAAGAATACTTATTGGTATTGATATTGCAAATGCTTTTGCAGATTTCTTCAATGTAAGTTTGCCTCTGTTTGTTGATGATATGAATCTAATAGATTCTAGCAATGAAATAAAAACTTGCCATCAATTAATCGAATTAATAGTAAATGATAGTGATAATGAATTAAGAGTTGAATAACATAGAAATATTAATCTTTAAAAGTAAAAGTTATGAATGAAAATTTAAGTCGTGTTTATTTTAATGGTAGCGAACTTAGTTACGAAGTTAACGGGGTTGAAGTTATAAATGGTGATTTTCCTGATAAATATAATTTAAAAGGAGATTATTTAATTAGCGGAGAAGATCTAGCTGCTATCACGGTTGCTCTGAATAACAATAAGGGGGTTATTTCTAAAATAGATATTAATGGTTATCGTTTTAATATCTTGATTGAAGATTCAGATAATATAATGAAAAAAATTAAAGAAGAACTAGAAGAACTAGAAGCAAAGAAAAAAATATATGAAGAATTATACATTAAATACATTCATTTCAACAATCTTCCGTGGTATGAACGTATATTTAAAAAAATATAAATAGGAAAATGAATAACAATTTAAGTGTAAATGTAACCCTATCTGAACTGAATGGGGTTATCATAACTAATGATGAGGTGGGTGGGGTGGAGGAAAAAGGTATTTTTATCCCACTAAGATTTAATACAATATATAGAAACAGAAAAGGGGAGTACATACTGACATTGAAAGCTGTTGAGAAAAAACCTAATCAGTATGGTTATGTATACGGCTTACTTCCTAAAGCTTCCAAGAAAAAAAATAAAGAGCTTGAAATGTTAGGACAAAGTACTAATACTTGGTGTGGAAATATAATAAGAAGCACTGAATATACAAAAGTTAAAAAAAACAGAGTGTCAATAGATGATGCGTTAAAAAAATAACAATATGGAAAATAAAGAAAAAGAATTAATAAAGAATTTTGAAAGTCTTTCTAAATTTATAGAAGAAAATGATATTCCTGCTTTAATCTTAATTAAAACAAATGAAGATCATTTTTCAGCAACAATTTCCAATATAGATGATATTACGGAATTATTTGCAAAACAATCACATAATGATGACGATTTAGGGCATGCTTTGTCTTATATAGCTACATTAACGATGGGTTCACAATGTTCTATGAATCACAGAAAGTTCTTTGAGTTTCAAAGGAATGTATTGGCTGCTATTAAGGAATATGATGAAACCTTTAACGGCTTATTCAATGAAGATGAAGAAGAAGAAGTAGATAATAAAATTTGCGATTGTTAGTTTTATATATTCACATTTTAAAAATATTATTATGGACAAATGGTTTTTAGGTTCTCTGAAATATGAAAAAGTAATGGAGAACGGGAAAGAAAGAAAAGTTACAGAAAAATATCTAATTGATGCCTTATCTGTGACAGAAGCAGAAGCTAGACTAATAGAAGAAATGTCTCCCTTTATCAGTGGTGATTTTTCGATAAAAGCTGTGGTAGATACAAAATACGCAGAAGTAGTTCCAAGCGATAATGAAGCTGATGATACTTGGTTCAAGTGTAAACTTGGGTATATCACCTTAGACGAAAAGACTGGGGCTGAAAAGACTACGACAACCAATATGCTTGTGCAAGCAGCAGATTTAAGACAAGCTGTAAAGAACTTAGATGAACACATGAAAGGTACAATGGCTGATTATAGAATCGAAAGTGTATCTGATAGTAAAATAATGGACGTTTATCCATATAATAGTAAATAATAATGGAAGCAATATATATTGAAGGTCAAATTACTACCATACTCCCCGAAAATAGAGGTATGGGACAGAAAGGTGAATGGGTTAGCCAAGATTTTGTGTTAAAGACAGAAGATAACTATCCTAAAAATATTTGTTTCACTATTTTTGGAGCAGACAAGATTAAAGAAGCGAACATTAGAATCGGAGATGTTGTTAGCATTGGAGTAAATCTTGAATCCAGAGAATTTAATGGGCGTTGGTATACATCTATAAAAGCATGGAGTGTTAAGAGGAAATTTGAGGCACAGGCAGCTAAGCAAGCACCTCCTGCCCCAACACCACAACCATCTCAACCAACACAGAATTATTCATCAATTAATCAAAGTGCTGCCGATGCACTACCATTTTGAATATCTGATGTGTTACAGAAGTTTAAAGTTAATGGAATTGATGTAGAGATTATTGGATATAACAAATAATATCTCTATATTTGTGGAATGAAAGGGATAGGTGGATTTAGTACTCCCACTGAAAGCTATGCCAACAGGTTTCCCTTTCTTCCTTATTGTTGGCTCACAAATAATGTTGGTAATATGAATGAATTAATCAAAATTACAGAAAAGAGTGGAAAGCAGGTCGTTTCTGCACGAGAATTGTATAAAAGCTTAGAACTTGCTGATGGACAATTTTCAAGATGGGCTAAATCTAATATTTTAGACAATCCATTTGCTGTCGAAAACGAAGATTGGGTAGGGTTCGACATTGATGTCGAGGGTAACAAAGTATCTGATTATGCTTTAGTTGTATCATTTGCAAAGAAAATTGCAATGATGTCTAAGACAGAGAAGGGGAATAAAATTAGAGACTATTTCTTGGAATGTGAAAAGAAAGCTCAAAACTATATACCTAAGACATATTCAGAAGCTCTTTTATTAGCAGCTAAACAAGCTGAACAAATCGAAAAACAACAAGCATTGATTGCAGAACAAGCTCCTAAAGCAGAATTTTTCGATGCGGTAGCAGATAGTAAAGATGCTGTTCCTATGCTAGAAGTTGCTAAAGTTCTTGGAATAAAAGGAATGGGAAGAAATAACCTATTTGAATTTCTTCGACAAGAAAAAGTACTTATGAATAATAACATTCCGTATCAGCGTTATCAAGATTTAGGATATTTCAGAGTAATAGAGCAGAAATATACTAAAAACTATGAAGAATGTATCAATTTCAAGACTTTAGTTTATCAAAAGGGTGTAGATTTCATTAGAAAATTAATCAATAATAAATATAAATAATGGCAGAAGAGAAAAAAAATGTCGCTTTAAGAAATAATATTGGCGACCAAGTAATTGGAAGATTGAATGAATTAGCCCAAGCTAATTTCAATTTCCCTAAAGATTATAACTATGTGAATGCTATCAAGATGAGCGTTCTAAAGTTACAAGAGTTGAAAGATAAGGATAAGCGTCCGGCATTAGAGGTTTGTGATCCTGCAAGCATTAGTTCAGCACTTTTTAAAATGGCTACAAAAGGATTGAATCTAGCTTATAATCAAGCTTACGCTGTAGTTCGTGGAACAGAACTTTGTATAGACCCCGGATATTTTGGGAATGTACTTATGGTAAAACGCATATTCCCTGACTGGGAGCCAATGCCACACTCAATTAGAGAAGGGGATGAATATGTAACAGAAGTTGATCCTAAGACAGGTAAGAAGAAACTTTTGAAACACGTACAAAAATTAGAAAACCTAGATAAAGATTTTATAGGAGGATATATATATTTGCCATCTAAAGATGGAGAAATGTATCTTTATGAAATGACTCGTAAACAAATATTGGCTGCATGGTCTAAAAGTTCATCTAGGGAGCAAGCAACGCATAAACAGTTTGATGAGAAAATGCTGCAAAAGACACTTGTAAATTCAGGATGCACAATGATTATAAATTCCACTCCTGAATTAAAAGCTTTTGACGACGATGATAATGAGGAACAAACAAATAGTAATTTGAAGCAACTAAGCACTGAACAAGTAGGTGAGGTTGTAGAATATGAAGAAGTAACGGAAACTGTAGATGCATCCACATTAGGTAACAAAGAAGAACTTAATGGTGCAAATGCAGGTGACTCGGTAACAACCAAAGAGGAAAAGAAAGAACAAATTAAAGAACGTCCGTTTTAAAAAGGCAAGAAATTCCGTAAGTTTTTAACTTATGTGGATGAATTGCGTTGTAAAGTTACATTTTTTGTAAATGCAAAAGTTTTTAGAAATTCTTTTGCATTTTGCTAAAATTATATTATCTTTGTAGTATGAAATATAGAGCATATAAATATAGATTATATCCGAACGAGGAGCAAAAGATGCTTATAGCAAAGCATATTGGCTCTTGTCGTTTCATCTATAATTATGCTCTTGCTAAGAAAGTGAAGGCTTTTCAAACTGATAAAACTAATCTTTCTCGCTTCGATATTCAAGCAGATCTGCCGAATATGAAAAAGTCAGATGAGTATTGTTGGCTAAAAGAAGTCAATTCACTTTCCCTTCAAGCATCGCTTGCTAATCTTGATTCTGCCTACGCTAGGTTCTTTAGGGAGCATAAAGGCTTTCCAAGATTCAAATCAAAAAAAGATAGCAAGCAAAGTTTTTCTATACCTCAAAATACAAAGGTTGATTTCGAGAATGGAAGAATATTCATTCCTAAATTCAAAAGTGGAATTAAAGCAATATTACATCGCACCTTTGATGGTATAGTTAAAACTTCTACTATTACAAGAACATCAACAGGTAAGTATTTCATATCTATCCTTGTGGAAGTGGATGAACCCGATGTATCTATGAAACCAATTTGTGAGAACAAAGCAGTTGGTATAGACCTGGGGATTAAAACATTTGCTGTCCTTTCAGATGGTACTGAAATACCTAATCCTAGACACTTGAAACAATCACTTGATAAAGTAAAGAAACTTCAACGCTCTTTGTCGCACAAGACAAAAGGTTCTAAGAATAGAGATAAAGCGAGAAGAAAATTGGCTTTGGCACACGAGCAAGTAACCAATAGAAGAAATGATTTCTTACATAAGGTTACATTCTATCTTGTGAGTAACTATGACACTATTTGTCTTGAGGACTTGAATGTAAATGGAATGGTAAAGAACCATCATCTTGCACAAGCACTCGGTGATATTGCTATAGGAACATTCAACACACTGTTAGAATACAAAGCAAAAGAACGAGGAGTTAATATTCTTCGTATCGGTCGCTTTGAACCAAGTTCTAAAATGTGTACTTGCGGATATATCAATCACAGCCTAACACTTGCTATCCGTGAATGGACTTGTCCAGAATGTGGTTCGATACACGATAGAGATTTGCTTGCAGCTAATAACATTAAGAGATTTGCTTTCAGAAACATAAATACGGTTGGAACGACCGAAATTTACGCGTGTGGAGATATGAGCGAGATTACTTGCGCAGCCCACGAAGCCCATGAGATAAAGACTCATGAGTAGTTCATTCATGGATGATGAAATAGATTCTTCATGGGAAGAAATGTATCCTAATTGGATAGATGATGGAGCAGATATTTTGTAAATAAATCAACTTAGTCCCATTTTGTTTAGGTAGTAATACCTATTCGGATGGGACTTTTTAATTAGAAAAATATGAGTGAAAATTCAACAGACATAGTTCAAAAACTATTTGAATACTTATATAATAAATATCCAAACTTAAAAGTACAATGTCTTACTAGAGAGAATGGAGTAAGATGGCGACAAGATTGCCAATATATTGAGGATTATTTAGAAAAAGACATTCGTAATTATTTAGGGGATAATCTTCAAGAGTTTTTTTGGATAAGTAGTTATCAATATGTTTATGTGAATTAAGATTATGAAAAGAAGAATTGAAAATTTCCTCGCAAAATGTGTATGCAAAGGTATTGAATTGTATATGCGGAAGTATCGAATATACATGTCTAATGAGGAGTTGATTCCAATGACTGATGAACAGTTCAAAGAGAAATTGGTAAGTCATAATTTCCTAAATTTTGGTGATAATTATTTCGAACGATACGATAAATATAGAAATTATGAATTATCAGAAAAAAGAGAAATACATAAAGGAGACCAATTTCTATGTATCAAAGATGTAATAATGAGTGGTAAAGAAGATGATATTGCTTATTTTCAAGGGGAAATATACTTATCAGAAAATGATGGTTGTATAACTGATGAATATGGTGATAAATCTCATTGGTGGTTAAAGGAGGACGATATTAATAGTCATTTTAAAAAGATACAATTATGAACGTAGATGTAACAGTTAGTGTTAATATACAAGATTTATTTAATTCCATGTCTGCAAAAGAAAAAGCAGAGTTTTGTGATATAGCTCTTGACTATCTTGACGACAGCGAACTTATAGAAGTATTGAAAGATAGAAATTGTGATTGGAGTGATTTTGGATTAAGAGAAGAATGATATGACGGCAAAGGAGTTATTAAGTAAAGTAGAGGATATAGAATCGAAACTATATTATGATATGGGGAAATATAAACAATTCACCATTGATACGATTGATGATATTATTGATGAGTTGGACAATCATCTTCAAAAGCCTTTTCAAGTTTTAACAGATGACGATTTAGTAGGAAGCTTAATATATAGAATCAAAAGTATCATGGGAATATGTGACCCACGTTTGTTGGACTATAATATATTTGAAGAATTACTTTATTTAATGAAAGAGAATTATGACAATTCTAAGGATAACGGGGAGCAGTAGTAAAGGAAATGCGTATATCCTTGAATGTAATAACGAAATCCTTTTAATTGAAGCAGGTGTATCTTTTAAAAATAAGATACTTCCGGCTATAAATTGGGAAGGAGGTAGGGTGGTTGGCTGTTTAGTCAGCCACCGATGAAGTCATTCAGACCATTCTTTAGATATTCCTAATTTAATATTAAGAGCAATATCCGTTTATTCAAATAAAGAAACAAAGTCTATATTTCCTGACGTAGTTGAACTTTCTATTAAAACTAAATATCGTATTGGAGGTTTTGAAGTACAATGTCTTGAAGTTCCTCATAATGCACAATGTTATTCATTTATAATAGATTGTCCTGATGGAATAAGGATTTTGTTTATAACTGATTGCTCTTATTTTAAATATAAGGTGAAAGATGTAAATGTTTTAATGATTGAAACTAATTACAGTAATGATGTGATTGTAGATAATGCGATACATGATGAATGGTCGTCTAGTGCATCTGAAAATCACTTATCATTGGAACAGGCTATTGAAGTTATTAAAAGACATAAGTCTCGTAATTTAAAGACAGTCATAGGGCTTCATCTAAGTAATCAAAATAGCGATGAAAAAAAGTTTGGTGAGAGAATATTTGAAGAGACAGGATTTAGAGCTATATTTGCAGATAGCGGTATCACTGTAGAACTAAAAAAGGAGGAATTTTAAATGGCAAATTTTAATTACTTTAAACTTAGAGACTATCTACAATCTTTAATAGATATGACGATAGAAGCGGAGAATAAAAATCCTATATACTATTATTTCCCTATTGATTCTAGGGATTTAGCAAAGAATATGGAATTAATAAAAAATGGGTATAATAAGGATATATTACCTGTTAATTTGTTATGGCAAATAATGGATAAAAAGAAAAATGAAGAATGATAATAAAATTGATTTAGAAGATTTACCTATTGAGGTTTTATTCAAGTATCTTTTAAAAGATTATAAAGCAGCAAAGGTTGAAATCGGAGTATTGCAATCTGAAAATGAAGAATTGAAATATGAATTAAAAGAGGCAAAAAGACCTCAAATTATGCAAGTCCATTTAAAAGATATACCTAAAGATGAAAGAAAGGAATATATGATGGCTTATTATGAACAAATAGGTCTAAAACCTGCTGATGAAAATCTTCATGGTTCAGGATTAAAAGGAAAAAGATTAAAATTAGCTTATGATGATTTACTTTCTAAATATATGAAAGTATCAAATGAACTTAAAAGTTTAAAAGAAAAATATGGAGAATAAATGTTACATAGGGATAGACCCCGGTGCTTTGGGTTATCTTGCGATACAAGTAAATGGAGAATGGACTCACATGAGTTTAAAGGATAATGATTTTTACCAAATATCAGATATGCTTGAATATCTAAAGTCTAAATATCCAAACATAGTAGCAGGACTTGAATGTGTTCATGCTATATTGGGTAGTAGCGCAAAAGCCACATTCTCTTTTGGAGAGATATATGGGAAATTACAAGCTTTGCTTATAGCTCATAAAATACCTTATCATTTGATTGCTCCCAAAACATGGCAGGGGAGCCTTTGGCAAAACAGTGATATGGTAATAACATATAAGAAAGTAAAACTCAAAAATAAAGAGATTAACAAGAAAGAAGTGAATACTAAAGCAACATCAATCAATGCCGCAAAACGTCTTTTCCCTGAATTGGATTTTAGACGAACCGATAGATGTAGTAATATTGATGACAACAAAGTAGATGCAACTTTAATTTGCGAATATTTAAGGAGGAAAAACTTATGATGATAGATACTGACAAATGGGTTACTATTGACACATACGCTTTTTTAAAAGGGATTAAGCGTAGATGGGTTTATGATCTTATAAAAAAAGGTAAGGTGCAAACAATCAAGTTATGGGGGAAACAATTAATATACATAGGAGATGAAAATGAATAAAACAAGATTCTTTTTATTCCCTTACATAGCTATCAAGCACAATGAATATGTATATGGGAGACAATTATACACCGTCATTGGTGATCTGTCTATACGGGAAGTTGAACATTACATAGAAATTACAAAAGGATACAGTGATGTGGTAATTACAGGTATCTTTGAAATGTCAGAAGATGACTATTTAGCAAGTAATTTAATTGAATAAAACCATGAAAGATTTGATAATAATGATTGTAGCCTTTGTATTTGTCGCTGCATTTGTTGGACACATGGAAATAAATTTATCTCCATTTAGTATCAAACTACCAATGTGGCATAGAGTAGTATGCATGATTCTACTTCTTGTTACATATATACTTTGGAATTTGGGAGAAAGACAAGATGCCTATTCAAAAGGATTACAAGAAGGAATGAGAATAACTTTGGAACAAATTAAAGAAAAAAATGGAAAATAAAAATATTTATATATTAGAAGCATCCGCTTATCATTGGGCGAAAGACGAACATATATCTTTGTTAGAACAAAAACAATGGATCGGATATGGAGATATAGGCAAAGACAAGCTGGAAAAAACAATGAAACAAATAGCAAAGCTCTGGCAAGAAGTTTATATCGACAACAGAGATGACACACAGGTTATAATCCATTTGTATTCTACCGTTCAAAGCAATGGGTTAATATTGAAAGATGACGTTTGCGATTATAAAATAATTGGAGGAAAATGATATGAAAGAGAAAGAAATAAAGCTTTTGGCAAATGAAGCTCATGTTTTACAGGAAAGACTACTAGACATTGAAGATTATATTTGGAATAATATTGAAAGTGAAGTAAAGGCTAAATCTTCTTTTGGCGAATATGCAAGTCTTGTACGAATAGTTTTTTACCCAGATTTCATTAATGTTAAAGTTTATGATTACGGTTATGATCTATATAAAACCGAAATTATCAAATTTACCCACGAACAATTATCTGAATTAATGCCATGAGTGATGAACAGATAAATGAGCTTCTTCGGCTAACGAAAGAAAACAATGAAATGCTTGCCAAGATAATATCACACATAGAAAAAATCACCGATGATGATTATTTAGCCAAGCATTTACTTCAAGAATTTATCAATAACGTTGTAGCCGACTTGTTTGCAGATATGCTCCTTCAACCAAAAGGAAGAGGACATATCAACTCGGAAGAAATAAAAGATATTATTAATCAGTTAAAGATGTAGTTTTATGACAATAAGTACAAAATATGATATTGGAGATACAGTTTGGTTTATGCATGACAATAAATGTGTATCAAATAAAGTTGAAAATATACGAATAGATGTAGATAATATGTATATTCAATACGTATTTAATGGAGGTAATATATGGTTATCTGAAACATTTTTATATTCTACAAAAGAGGAACTTCTAAAATCGTTATAATAATATGACAATAGGAAACTTTTTAGCATTCATTATAGGACTGTTTATCGGTCGTGTCTTAACTTATCTTGGAGATAAAACTTATAAGTTCTTAAATAGACCAAAGAAAAAATTAGAGAATAAAGAACCATTAATCTTTGATGGAGTCGATGACTTTGTTAAATGCGCAGAAAACTCTCTTAAAGATTATACAGCCATTAAAGGAGATATCTGGTCGGCAGGGAAAGGACATAGCCATATTATTATTCTTGAAAATAAAGAAAATGAAAAAAGAGACGAATAAATTTGGTAGTATGAAATATTATTCGGATATTTGCCGATGTATTAGAAGTAGTGAGCTAATACGGACATATTAATAGACTTTTTTTTAAGTAACAAAAATATATTCTTAAATCCGTACTGTTCTCACTACCTTGACAGTACGGATTTTTTTATGCCGTATTGGATTTTTCTAATACGGCTTATTTTTGTATCGGCTAGAAACCTCGATTAATAAGTCTTTCGCCAAGAGTAAAGCGCACGTTTAGGCAAGCTGGGGATTTGGAACAGCAGCGTGCATGTGGTATAGACACATAAGTTCTAAAAGTAGATTCATCTATATTAGTAATCTGCCACGATTGAAGGGAATGATGGCGACAGGAATGTTGTTAAAATTTGGATAACTTCATGTGTAAATTTGATTTTGGAGAAATTTATTTCTTTTTCTAAAGGGGATTTACACTCTTTCAGCTAAATTCAAGCTCTTGGAATATTGATTAATACATCTATTATGAAAGTTAATACTAAATATACTAAAGAACAAATAGAATGGATAAAGAAGCATGCTTTAAATGATGATTATAAAGCTTATATATATCCTAAAAAACAATGTAAAAAAAGAAAGAAGAGAATTATATCAACTCATACTTTTAAAGTTGAAAGAAACCCTTCTTATAATGAGCAGTTGAAGGACAAGAGATGGCTTGATAGACGTTTGCAAATTCTTAAAAAGAAAGGAGCAAAATGCAGTAAATGCGGTTCTACCTCAAATTTACAGATTCATCACCTAAGGTATATAAAAGGTAAAATGGCTTGGGAATATAAAGATAAAGACTTGATAGTTTTATGTGAAACATGCCATGAAAAAATTCATTGCCTGGATTTAAAGAAAGAATTTTATTCAATAACTAAATGAATATGGAGAATTTTAAAGAACTTACATCAAAATACGAAGATAGAAAATTTTTCGAGAAAGATCCTGTTTCTTTCCTTTGGAAGTATAAAGATAAGCGAGATATTGAAGTCGCAGCAGTAATCTGTTCTACCCTAGCTTTCGGCAACCGTCAACAAATCTATAAAGCTTGCGAAAAGACATTGGCTATTATGGGAGAATCTCCATACAGGTATATAAAAAACAAGCATTGGGAAAAGGGTGATGTTTGTTGGTATCGTATGCTAAAATGGGATGATTTTTATACGATATGTAAACGCCTATTTGGTTTTTATACAATAAATGTGGATTTAGAAACTGCTATTTATAATAAATCAATAAATGAGAATATAAGTTATCTTGAAAGCATCGTTTCTTTCTTTGATGGTATAAATGGATTTCCTAAAAATACATCTTCATGCTGCAAAAGGCTCAACCTTATGCTTCGTTGGCTAGTCCGGCAGAATAGTCCAATAGATGTAGGAATATGGAAGTCATTGGACCAATCAAAACTTCTTCTTCCGCTTGATGTTCATTCCCTTAATACTCTAAGAGAAATTGGAGCAATCACAAGAAAGAGCAATGATATGAAAACAGTTGTAGAAGTGACAGAATGGGCTAAAACAATATGTCCTAACGACCCTGCAATCCTTGATTTCTATCTATTTGGCAAATCGTATGAAGAAGCACATCCGAAAGAATTTGAAGAGCCAGAGGAAGTTCCAATGAAGCCTAACCAAATATTGCTAGTAAGTGTTTATCAGGTAATGGCTCTCAATGAAATGTGCAACTGTTGCGTTTTGGATATTGAACCATCAATTAAAAATAAAGATAAAGAAACCAAGAAACTATTTTATGCCGCAAAGAAAAGGGTAAATTGGTATCAAAAGGAAGTTAATAACCTGACTATTTCCAGTGGAACAGTTTATGTAGACTTTAACGATAGTTTAGACCTTTACACAAAGCCACTTTTACTTAAATATCAACAGGCATTGGAGAATTATCTATCTACAATTAAAGGTGTCGAAAATCCCTATTTTGCATCATTGGTAGAAGTTGCTCGTTCAATGACTAAACTTTCTATCACCGAAATATCAAATAGAATAAAAGAATGTATTAAATTTGCAGAGGATTCCGCTGCTTTAAGACATTACAAACAGCAAGAGTTGTTGGATATAATAAATAATCTTGTAAAGTGGGTGTTTAGAAAAGCGGAAGATATAAACTACAATGATAGCTATGAATGTGTAGAAGCATATAAGAATCTAGTAGACGCATATCAAAACCCAAACATTATTGGTGAATGTATAATAAAGGCTCAACAATTAAACGATAAAGAAGATGAAAGTAAAATTTAAGAAAACGCATCCAAATGCAAAGATTCCAGTAAAACATTACGATGACGATTTTTGTTATGACCTATATGCTACTTCATGCGAAGAGATAGCACCAAATGTGTATAAGTACGGACTGGGATTAGCTTTCCAAATAGATGAAGACTATATTAAGACTATGCGGAAAGGCGGATATGTATTATCCATTGATATAAGACCAAGAAGCAGTATTTGGAAGACAGGGATGATTATGACTAACTCTGTCGGTACAGTGGATGAAGGTTATACTAATGAGATATGCGCTATTTTCTATCACGTATTAACAAATTTACAACGATATTCAGTAGGGGATAGAGTAGCCCAGTTGAAGATTGGGTTAACTCCTAAAATAGACTTTGTAGAAGTTGAAAAGCTAAATGAAAAAGAAAGAGGTTTAAACGGAATAGGTAGTACAGGGAGGAAATAGATATGGGATTTATTCAAAAAGCTTTTTTAAGAGCAAACAACAAGAAAATATTAGATAAACTAAAGGAACTTGGTTATCATATTTGTCCTTGCTGTTATTTTGATAGAGCTGTATGGATTCATATATGTATTCCTACCCAATCTATTCATGGCATTGGTTATGCTGATGAGTGTTATAATCTTTCATTAGAGGACGAATTGAAACGTTTTTTATCAGAAAGGGAAGAAAATGATATTGATTGCGGTGAAAATGAAAACTTATTCTATTTTATTGCTGCACTCCGAGATGATACCGATGACAGACAAGTCTTTACTAACAATAAAGGAGATTGGGGTATATATCATGATAACGAATTAGAAGGAGGATTATCAGGAATCGAATTTTTGTATCTACCCAAAGATAATGATACAGATAATTATCATAAGGCTAGTGTTGAAGAATTAAATTTGTTGTTTAAGAAATGAGTAATACTGGACATAAATGGATATACCGCAAAATAATACCTCGTCTTAAAAACCCAATAAGGTATAAGGTTCGTGTATATTACGGTGCTAAAAGTATTGATGTCGGCATGTTTAGAACATTAGAAGATGCTCTAAAAAGACGCAATCAATATATCAAAGATAATAATATAAGCGAACTTGCATTGAAGAAATATAACACACGTAATGAAAATAAAGATTAAACATGGGGAAGTATTTTAGCATTGAAGAATTATGTCGGTCAAATACAGCCGATGCAAAAGGGATAAAAAATATTCCTAATGATGAGCAAAAACGAAACTTAGAGGCGTTGATTAATAAAGTCTTAGACCCTTTAAGAGAAGCGTATGGTAAACCTATTATTGTTAGTAGTGGTTTCAGAAATGTAGAATTAAATAAAGAAGTAGGTGGAGTTCCTACAAGCCAACATCAAAAGGGAGAAGCAGCAGATTTAGACGTTGGTTCAGTAGAAGAAAATAAAAAATTATTTGAATTAATTCAAAAGTTAAATTTACCATTTGACCAATTAATTGATGAAAAAAAAATGTCATGGATTCATGTATCTTATTCATCATCAAGACAAAGAAAACAAGTATTGAAACTTTAGAGAAGAGGGGCTATTTAGCCCCTTCGCTTTTTAGTAATTGCAACTCCATAATTTCATTTGTAAGTTGAAATCTTAATTTCTCAAAATCACAATGAGGCAAATCTCTTAATAAGTCATTGATGGCTTTATTAATCAAATATTCTTTTCTAAGAATAGCTAATTTAATCGCATCATATTTCACTTTCTTGACTTTCATAGGCTGTATTATTTTTCGCTTTGGAGAATACTATTTATCTTCTCTTCCGTAAAACCAAATTTCTTTGCAAACTTCATAAAAGCTTTCTTTTGTTTTTCAGGAATGAGCGCAAACATTGAATTGATAGGTCTGTCGCTTTCTAATGCTTTCTTAAAATCTTTGTTTCTCATTTTTACTATTTTTTATCATTACAAAAATCACACAAATATTCTCTTATTATATCCCACGTTTCTTCGATTATATCTTGGTCTATATAGTGTATTTCCTCCCCATATACATCAATATAATAATATTGACAAATATGTGTTGAAAGATGCCCTATTTCATGCGTGAATGTTTTCATAAATTCTTTTGCACTTGTAGCTTCACCTATCACAATAATCGTTTTCTTTTCAATAAACGAAGAATATGTTAAGCCTATATTGTCTTTACAAGAATTTAGGTCAGCATAAGCAATATCTAACCTTTCCTCACTTATACCCATACTCTCCAATTTATCTATAAGGTCATCAGAATATTTGCATTTATAATCAAAATAAATATCTGCCAACCAATCATATTTATCTAAGTAAATAGTTCTCCTTATCATAGTAAATTTGTTAAGTTAAAACAAATAAGGGTATCGTAGCTGCCGATACCCTATGTTTTACAAAATATCACTCCACTCTATAACGACACCATTTGCCATACACATAGAGTAGAAATATCTAAATGGCTTTTCTGGACTCCCGTCTACATCGTCGAGAAAATCTTTTACAAATTGTGCAAGCTGTTGCTCATTTTGAATTGAACTTCCATAGTAATCAGCCTTAGCCATATTTAAAGTATAAACTCCATTATATCCATTATCGTTCTCCAATTTGATATTATATTTGTTCATCAATTCTTCAAACTTTTCTTTAGGTATAGGAGTGACTTTTCCATTCTTGTCTTTCATTAAAGAAACAGCAAAATCACAAGCCTTTTTATTGAAATTCATACCATAGTTTTGAAGATAAGCTCTCATATCACGAGGAACATTATCCCATACATCGAAGCTAATACCTTTATCCATAATAATTTATTATTAATTGTTAGACAAAAGGGGAGATGATTCTCCCCTTGAAAAGTCAATTAGCGATAACGTCTGCGACGACCTCTACGTTCGCCCATACGTTCATTTTCGTCCCAATAACGGTCGTCACGCTCACGCTCTTTATTGTACATTCTGTCGTACTCACGGTCATCACGTTCGCCCATTTCTTCGATTTCATCCCAAAGAGTTTCAAAATCCTCGTTTAAACATTCAAGACTTTCTTTGAAATCCTTGATTGCTCTTCCGAAACCGCCACCTCTATGCTTTTCAGCTATTTCTATCATTCCCATAATTATTTACTATTAGTTGATTTATTACTACTATTGCTATTGTTTAGCTTCAACAGCAAATCCTTTATATCATGTAAATCTCCTTTCAAAGATTTAACTTCCGATTCCAAAGAGCCTATTTTTTCCTCTTGTTGCTTTTCTTTTGCAAATTGGGGATTAAGCTGTTTTAGAATTTCATCACAGCTGTTTATCACTGATTCATGATAATCTACACTACTCACAATCTGCCTACTATTTTGGAGCATAGCTTCCACTTCCGATATGATAGCTTCTTTCTTGTCAGATACTATCGCATTCGGATAAGAAAACACTTCTCCGTTTGCAGGAAGTTTTTGAAAGTCTAATAGCTCTTCACCACATTTAATCTTTATATCCACAAGCATTTCCGGCTGTTGCCCAAATGGTTGACCGGGTGTGTATGAAGGATATTTAGGAGTAGGGTTGCTGACAGATTCAACCTGACCAATCTTCACTGTAGGCGTTTCACCTTTTGAAAGGATATAAAATAGATTCCCTTGTCTTACGTTACTAAACATAACAATACTTTTTTAATTATTTACTTGCTTTCAAAGTCTCTGATGCTGCCTCTGCTGCTGGTGTTGCCGCAGGTATATGGTTGACAACTTGGAATATTCCATCACATTTATTGAAATATATCAGCAAGTAATTGCCATTTACAACTTCATTAGAAGTCATCGGAGCACCAACACCATTTACAAGAGGTGTTCCAGTAGAACCCGCAGGCGGATTTGAAGATGTTTGTAAAGACACCGTAAATGCGGATGAACCAGCACCAGCTGATGGTATTTGTGAGATACGAAGCAACATCAAACCGTCATTACATAACTGTTTGAATACCCACGGGCATATAGAATAAGTTACTATACTTCCTGTGGTAGTTACTGATATTGTTCTAACCTTTGGTATTCCATTTCTGTTTATTCTACAAACAGGGAACTTGCGGGATAACATCCCGTTTGTCCATTGGCTATAAGGCAAAAAATAAGGATTAAACATAATTGTAAAATTAATTTGTTATTAATAGTTATGGGATAACAATATGCCTGTTATCCCTATAACGTTATTTAGCAACCACAACCAGTGTTGCATCCATTGTTGCAACCGCAATCACCATTACCATAAGGATAACCATTATATCCAAAAGGGAAGTTCATGCCTGCATAAGGAGAACATGTTAAATATGCAGGAATTGGGCACGGACGCAATGTATTAACAAGATTCTGTGTCTGCTGTTGCGTTAATGCGGACATCTGATAACCGTTGCGTTCATCACGTAACTGTTGGATTTCACGCTGCATTTCTCTCTTCTCCAATTCGCAGAATTTTTCAGCCAAAATTTGAGTCTGTGCGTCAATTTTTGCCCCAATGATGTTAAACTGCGTATTAGCATTAGACTTCAAATCATCTGTCTGATTAATTGTTGCGATACGATTTTCAAAACCCTGCTGTTGAATTGCGGTTTTAATATCGCAGCAGCATTGTGCCATTTGAGCGGCAATATTCATATTACCAGACTGTATAGCATTAATAACTTGCAATGAAGACTGACCTACCTGACAACCAACTTCGGAAACCTTAGAGCTAACTCCATTAATTGCCTGTTGGATTTGACCTACAGAACAATTCAAGTTAGTAGCCAAGTTGTTAATTGCTTGTCCGTTTCCATTGATTGCTTGCATCAAAAGCTCACGACCAGTATCGTTGTTAATCAATCCAGCAAGTCCTGCATTAGCCGGAACACCACCGTCATTTCCACCGAAGCCATTGCCCCAGCCTCCACGTCCCATTAATGGGAACAGGAAGAACAAGAAGATAATCCATAAAAACCATGAGCCATCACCGCCAAACCCGTTGTTGTTTTTGCCGTTGAGAGCCATCAAAAGATTAGGATCAATACCTTTCTGTTGCAAAAGTGGAGCAAGCATCGCCATCATTCCACCTCCGCTTCCACACCCACAACCTGCTTCGGGTGTATACACTACTGTTTTAGATTCCATAAAAAAATACATTTAATATAGTCCGACATTGAACTATGCAATAAATAAGGTGAAAACTACAGAAATATACTACGCAGTATTTTATGGTATATATCACGTTGAATACCAACTATGTATGAAATATTCCCGAATATATTTGGAAGGTAGTGTACTAATTAGTACATTTGTGTCCATAATAGTACACTATGACTTTAGAACTTGATGTAGCAAAGAAAATAGATGAGATTGAGAAAATAGTCTGCACTCATTTTGGAGTGACAGAACAAGAACTTGTAAATAAAGAAAGGATGGAAAATGTCGTATCGGCTAGAGCTTTCCTTTTTTATATATTACATTATAAGTTGGAAATGTCTCCATTGACAATTAGTAAAGTATATCCAAGACAACCTCGATCTATAAAAAAAATGTGTGCCAAAATAAAGAATGGATTGAAATTTCACAAGGTATACACTTCTATTTATGAAGATTTACTAAAAAAAATAGAACCAATTCTACCAAAAGACTTAGATAAGTTTTGGAATAGAGAAAAATTATAGTATATTTGTAGCGTCAACCACCACTGACAACTAATATGGCTCTATAGTTTAAAACTATATATAATCGGGATTTAGATGCGTGGTGGCTCTACTTCCCGATTTCTTTTAGGATATGACAGATATTATGAAAGTAGGCGATACTATAAACGCAAAAGAAACAATGAGTTCGTTAGAAATTGCCGAACTAACAGGGAAACAACATTCTCATGTAATGCGTGATATACGCAATATTTTAGAGCAAGGAGTTGCCGAATCCAATTTTGGATTGGGTTCATATTCAGATGCTAACGGTCAAAATAGACCATGCTATTTTCTTACTAAGAAAGGCTGTCTTATATTAGCATCTGGATATGACGCATTACTCCGAGAAAGAATTATTAATCGTTGGGAAGAACTTGAATTAGAAAAGAAACAAGAGCTGCCTAAATTGCCCCAAACTTTTGCCGAAGCTCTAAGATTAGCTGCTGAACAAGCCGAACAATTGGAAAAACAGCAAGCTCGTATTGAAGAAATGAAACCAAAAGAAGAGTTCTTTGACCAAGTAACTGATAGTAAAGACGCCTGCGATATGGCTACTGTGGCAAAAGTTCTTAATATGGGGATTGGAAGAAATAAACTTTTTGAAATCTTGAGAGATAATAAAATTCTTCAAGGGAATAATCAGCCGATGCAGCGTTATGTAGATTCATGTTGGTTTAGAGTTATAGAAACTCAATTTACCAAACCTAATGGAGATATATGTATAAACTTTAAGACTATTGTATATCAAAAAGGAATAGAAGGCATACGAAAATTACTAACATCATTGGGATATAAGAAAGCCGGAAATTAATCCGGCTACTCTTTCCTGAAAACAATATTAAGTTAATACCTTAATTGACGCCCCACCATTAGGATGATCGCCACTGTATGTAATAACACTTGCCAATCTATCATCTATGCTTCTCAAAAGTTTAGTTTGATTTGCAAGCTCACTGTACATTGGGTTCTGCAATGGGTCTAAGCTAGTAAATGCAGCAAAGAAATTGTTGATAACCATATTAGTATCTGCTACAAAATATCTCATTGAATTAAGATAAGCTTCAATAACATTAGCGGTTTCTTCCGTTACACCTTGAATACCTTTGTTAAGAGTAGAGCCATTGTCCTCTCCACCAGTAATTGGTACACCGAAATTATCTGATATTGTTTTGAAATACTCATTTAAAGCAGGCATCGTTTCTTCAATTTGTTTCTGCAACGCTTTTAATTCATCATCAGATAAATATGAATCCGAACCGATCATATTATTCAGATTATTCATTATTGGTTCTAAGAATTTTTCTATTCCTCTTAGAGCCAACTGTTTCATAATTACATTATTGATATATTCATCCCATTTATCTTCTAATGCTGTTAATCCATCACCTGTTTCTTTATAGGCTTCTAGCCAAGCAGATGCAAATTCTTCTGCGGCAGATTTCATGTCTGCTCCGCTACCAAAACCTCCTAATTCATTAAGTTTCTGACTCCTAAGTTCATCTGCCTGTTCTTGCAAATCAATTATAGCTTCTTTCCATTCATCTATTCTATCCCAATCTGTATCTTTCTTATCTTCTTCGGCAGCTATCATATTTTGATAACTCTTGATTTGGTCTTGAATATTACGTTGAGCATTTTCAGTACTCATATTCAGAGTATCAATAGTATATGCATTTTCTATTGCATCACCTAATCTTTGATAAGCCTTTTGAAGCTTTTCTACTTGCTTTATTTCCTCTTGAATGGTTTGCTCTCTTCTAGCATCATGTTGCTTATTTAATGTTGTAAATATAGTAGTTATTGAACCAACCGCATCAGCTACTGCTCCGGCAATATTACCACTCTTGAAATTGTTCCAAGAGGACATCACTTTATTATTTACATTACCCAATAATTCTCCTGCTTGTGCAGCTTCTCTCCATCCTCCTTTGGACGTATCAACTCCTTGTGATTCTTGAAGTTCCTTAAATTGATTCATTATGTCAATGGTCGCTTCAATAGATTGGTAAATACCAGTAACTATCTTGTCAATCATTGACATGGCTGAACTCATTCCACCCTGTATCTGTCCCATTTTACCGGATATGTTAGTCAGTTTACCTTGTGAAATGTCTAATTTATCATTAGAATTATTTAAAGCACTATTAGCATCTTGCAAATTCTCTGTAGCTGCTATAAGATCATCTTTTGCGGACGCATCAATTCCTACTCTGTCTTGAGCTTGTTGTACTTCTGTCTCTACATTAGCAAGATTCTTTTTGGCCTGTTTTTGCTCTTCTAACAGTTGATTATATCTTTCTGTTTCTGCATTAAATTCCGCTTGTAATCTTTTTAACTCCTTAAATTCAGCAAAAGCATTTTTACTAAACGGAGATTTAATCTGCTTTAATCTGCCTTGTATCTTATCTATAAAATCTGTATATACTTTCAAATCTGATGCACTTAGATTTCCGGCAGAAGAGTTTATAAGCTCCTGCATTTTAGCTATCATTGCTTCTAATTGAGAAGCAGAATAAGCGGATAAGTCACCCATAGCTTGAATATATTCAGGAGTTTCCTTAAACTTATCCAAGTTAATCTTACTTACCTCTTTATTAACCTTATCAGTGACATTCTTGACAACTGTAGCATATTGTTCTGCGTTTAATGAACCTTTTTTTAAGAAATCTGTAGCAAAACTTATTTCCAAAGCACCGGAGTTTTGTACTTGTTTAACCTTGTCTACAGATTGTTCTAAATAATTATACAACAAATCAGAACGTCTTTTAAGTTCGTTCTTTTGATTATCAGTTATTTTTTTCTGTATCTTAAAATAAGAATCAAGTTCTTTTTCCCCTAATTTTGTAACATCAGGATATTTTTCCTCTAACGCTCTAGCTATATCGTCCAACGTAGTTACATCAATGCCAAACAAATTTTGAATCAGATCTTTAGGAACACCTTTAGCTTCCAATTCGATATACAGTTGATAACTATTAAACATTGAGTCCATTTGACGTTCAAATTCACTGATATTATCAAGAGTCGCTGAAACTGTAATTTCTGAACGTAATTCACCAATGGTATTTTGCCAACTTCTCTTTAATGCTTCCGCTGATTTACCACTAATAGTATTAGAAATGGACTCCATCTCATTAGCTATCGAAGCCTTATCAAATTTTAGTTTTAATGGCTTATTGAATAATTTTTGATAAGCTGTTCCAAAAGATGAAGTTATAGTGCTTGTAGCATCTTCTTCTCCCATTGTCTGTCTTAGCTTCTCATATTGAGATTGCATTTTTTTCAATAAGTCTAATTGAGCCTTTATCTTACGTTCATAGGCTGTCTCTCCGGCTTTTTCGCCTTTCTTATCCGTATATCCAAAAAGTTTAGCTAGAGCTTGTTGAGCCTCCCCAGCTGATTTTGCTAACTGAATTGCGACTTTTTGATTCTTGTCTATATGAGGCGCAAGATTCTCAACTGAATTGGCATTTTCCTGCGCTGCTTCAATTAAGGCTTTACCAGCTGCAAAAATTTTATCTCTATATTCTTCTACATCTGTTTCTGCTGTAACAATTGGTAATTTTAAAGCGTTTTTCCCTTTTATTTCAGGCTTATTATTATATTCATTTACATATTCAGATAGTTTTTTTTGCAGGTCGGTCATTTCTTTCTCGACTTCCTTTTCGTCATAAGAAATGCTAATACCTAAATCTTGTTTTATTCTATTTTTTAAAAAAAAGCGTGCAAAAATGCTTTCCGCCCCGGCAGAAGATTTTATAAATGTTGCCATTCTCTTTCCTAAATCTTCTTGTTGCTCTTTTGATAAAGCTTTAAATTCAGCTAATGTAATATTTGCTTCTTTAAGAGCATTATCTCTTAAAGAAACATAACTTTTGTTCATCTCCTGCATTTGAACTACTCTATTTTCATTAGCATCTTCTAAGCTATTTAAAGAATCTTCTGCATTTTTTCTAAGTGTATTTAATGTACGATTAGAAGTAGATGTATGTCGAGATATAGCCTCTGAATAAGATATTAAAAGTTTAGTTTTTTTCTCAATATTATCATTGCTATTTATAACTAATTGAGCATTTTGTTTTAAATAATCAGGAATTTTACTATCAGTCTTAAAAAGATAATTTAATTCAGAAGTTAAAGCTTTATATGTGTTTTTTAAATCAGTAGAGGCTTTTTTCTGTTTATCTAATGACGTTGTATAAGCTTCTGCTTGTTCTTTAAAGGATTCGCCAATTAATGGAACATCTGCTTGCATTAATTTATTTAATACAGAAGTTCTTTCAAGTTCATCATTGTATTTTTTTTGTTCAGATGCTAATGATTTTATACCTTCTTTATTCTGCATTACCTTTGCGTATACTTCGGGATATTGTGTTTTTAGTATATTTAAAAGTTTCTGCGTTTTTTCTCTTTCTTCATTAGCTTTTTGTTCGGCTTCTTTATATTCTTGCGTTCCTTTCTTTACGTTTGATAAAGAAGATTCTGCATCTTCTTGTGCCTTAACTTGCTTCTCTATTTTATTTGTTAAAGATTCAAGATTGTTTTTTTGAGTATCTATTTGATTATTTAAAACATCGTATGTAGCACGAGTTTCGTCAAGTCTTTCTGTTAAATCTTTTAGATAGAAGATAGTTCCTGCAATAGCTGTAGCTAAAATAATCCACGGGTTTGCCTTTACAAAATTAAATGATTTTATTAGAGCATTTGTAGTATACCCAATAGCTTTAGCTAATCCACCTTGTGCTATCATTGCTTCGGTTGCCGATACGCCAATCTTTCTATTCGCTGCTGCTGCTATTGCAGCTTTTATAGAATATGTAACAAAAACTGCGCCTGCGGTATTTAATGCTATTGCAAAATCTCTCCATTGTGCAACTACAGTATTTAATATATTGATAAATCCTTTCAAAACTCCATCATTAGCCTTTCCTATCTCATTAAACATAACATCAAAGTTATCTTTAAGATTGGAAATCATACCTGCCAATGTCTCGGCTTGAATTTCTTGCATGTTATAAAATATACCTCCTGCTGACGTAATCCGTTTAAAAACTTCTTCTACATCACCAAAGGCAACCATACGTTTAGTTATTCTAGCTTGGACTTCGCCAACAGATACCATACGACCCTCTAGTTCTGTATACATAGTGGCAAGCTCTTGAAGCAATCCGACACCAGCTTCTGTAAATTGTCTTACTTCTGACGCACGTAAATAGTTTGCAGCTTTAACCTGTCCATAAGCTAAAATTAATCTCCCCATGTCTACACCAAGTCCTGCCGACACATCAGCAAGTCTTTTAGTAGTATCGTATAGTTTATCTGACTCTATTTTGTATGCAGCTAACTGTTTTGTATAAGTTACCAATTCTTTTACTTGGAATGGTGATTTAACAGCTAATGCCACTGTTTTTTCCCATAAAGCGTTTGCCTCATCTTTGTTTTGCAAAATCGCTTGTAATGCTCTTTGCTGTAGTTCAAATTCTCCTCGTACAGAAACTAGCTTTTCCACATATCCCTGTATAGCTGAAACGCTAAATAATAATGCTATTTTCCTAGTTAATTGATCGGTAGTATTGAGTACACTACTTTGAGATCTTTTAACTCGTTCCATACTTTTTGCAACATTATCATTTGCTTGTTGAAGCCGTTGTGTTTCCGATGCTATTTTAGATAATTGGGAAGAGTAATCTCGTCCAGTAGAGTTTAAGGCTCTTTGTGCATTAGCTAATGCTTCAATCTTTCTTGCCCGTTGAACAATAGTGACCTCGCTTTTATTTAATGCTCTTGCGTATTGTTCTTCGGCTCTTGCTGCTTCTTGATTAGCCTTATTTGCTCTTGCGCTATTTTTCTTTTCTTCGGCTTTCGCAGCTTTATCTAATGCTATTGCAACCTTTTGAGCAGCTTTACCAAGTTCATCTTCCGCCTTCGCTTGTTTTTGCAGTAAGGATTGACCACTTCTATATAAAGCATTCAATCTTTCTAATTCTTCACGTTTTCTTTGTTCAGGCAAAGATTTTGAGTCGGATTCTAAACTTTTTAGTTTAGCTAAATTGTCAGCTACCTTCTTTTGCTCTAACTGGTAATTTACAATCGCTTGTTGTTTTTGTTGATATAATGCTATTGTTTGTTTGATTGATTCAGCTTCGGCTAGATTTGCAGCGTAATTAGACTGATCTTCTTTTGATAATACACCACCCTTACCACTTTGTATTTGAGATAAAGTATTTTCATATTCTTTGATTGAGCGATTTATTGCATCTAACCGCTGTTGTTGTATCTTTAAATTCTCATTAATACCTTGCCATGCCAAAACAGAATTATTGGCAGACGATGATTGAGAAGATATATATTTTAATTGATTCAGCTTATTCGCAACTTCGGCTATTCCAGCAGCAGCCTTTTCCGAATCACTCGTGTATTTTTTTAACCCTGACCCTAAATCTAATTTACCTATATTTTTTAATGCATCAAGCCGTTTTATCAATGGGTCAACAGATAAAGCCATGCTCGAAAATGCTTGATTGAACCTGTTTGCTGTTTTTTCGCTACTTTCAGCTATAGCATTTATTTTAGTATCTGCTAATTCTAGTTTCTTTAATACCTCATCAGGTATTGTTAATACATATCCTGTTGCTCCCATTGTTATTTATTTTTGATTAAAAATTGGTATGCCAAAATCGTTTTTAAATAAGTCGTCGGTTGAATTTATTTTTGGTGCTTTGTCTTTTTTAGCTTGTTCTTCTGACAAATATTCAATATGAGTTGTATCGTATTGTGCTAGCAATATTTGAGGAACTGTCATGTGCCACATGTATTGTTCCATAGTCACAGATGGATAAGCTTTTATAAAATCAAACATTTCCCCGTAGCTTGTTCTTGCGATGACTGTTTTCGTTCTTCCATCTTCGTCTTTCTTTCCAGTGTCATTTGGCGGAACGTCTGTGTCAATTCTGTAATCGCAAAAAAAAACTCAACTGACAATAAGTTAAGAACTTCAAATAGAATAGTAGCCCAGTCTTTCATATCCTCGCATTCCCAAAATAAAGCATCATATACTTTGTCATATTTAGGATCACCACTTTTAATATGGTTTTTATTATTCAACAAAGCAAGCGTCAGAATACGACAGACAGATGGCATATTGATAGAAAGACCTTGTAATACATCACTAAAGGTCGCCTTTTCTACTTTATTTATTTGTGCGGCTTCTTTAGCTATCAGCCACATTATACCGGGTTTCAATGCTGTAATTTCCCATTCTGTATCTTTTAATTTTAAAAGGCTAGGGCTGTCAGTCATAATCTGTACAAGACGTTCCATAGCTTCATCAGAAACAGGATCTTTTATCGTTTTATATGTTGGTTTACTATTTGTCATATCTTTTTAAAAAATAAGGGAAGGAGTAACCTCCCTCCCTTTTATTAAAGAATTGTATTTTTCTTTTTAGATGTAACTCCATTAGAAGCTACCCTTGTTTCTCCGATTGAACTTTCTAGGGAATTAGCCGGAGACACTGATTCCCTTACGCTCCCCCCGTGCCATCTAATGACATATCTTCAGGCGGAACGGTATAATCATAAATCATAGCCAAAGGAGTCAATGTTGCACTATCTGACCCATATTTGAACTGAACAGCCTGTGCAGATCCGCCAAGAGCAATACGACCGATAGAAGTACTCATTGAATCAAGAGTAATTGTCGGACTCAATTGCAATTTCGGCAATACAACAGCGGTATGTTTACTGCCATTTTGAAATACCATGTCGATACGAGCAAATTTCTCTACATAGCCATCAGGCGCATAGGCGTTCTTACCTGTACCAACGGTAAATCCTAGCAAATCTTTTAAGAGTTCTGCCTGCAAATCTCCAATTTCAGTAGTAAACGTATAGTTACCTGCTTGAATGTTATTAATGATTGGAGTTGAAGATAATTCATTTTCAATAGGATTTTCAGTATTATCCTCTTGTGTGATAGTTGTTGAATCACGAATAATATCCATACATTGCCAAGTTTTTGTACCGGGTTTGCCATCTACATACGGTGTTACATATAAAAACTTGGGATTGTAGATAATGGAGTTAGCATTATCTTTTCTAGTCTCTGTAACTGTTAATGCCATAATTTTTTTTATTTTTAAACGATTAATAATTGAATTTCTACTATATTACAATGCATCTTAGCATCACTGTCAAAATCAGCAAATGTACCTTTCTTGCTAACTGCATAAGACGCATTTTTATTGTTTTCTAAAGCTTCATTTAAAGCTTTTTCGAGTTTAGACATTACAGCAACATTCTTACGTCCATTGCTGAATGGCTTTGCATATAACCAAACTAATACAGTTCCTACACCATAGGCATTCAAATCTTGGATAGAATTAGCACAGTCAATCACAACAAGGTCAGACCAAGTAGTATCAATATTTGTAGGGACAGTTGTAAAGAAAGTATTAGAAGATACTTTTTCATCCAATAATTCATTGAAAAAGGTTTCAATAGTTGATATATTTAATAAATTCTTATCCATTTACTTTCCCGTTTTGAATTATAGAAACTTTAGCTTTACCTACTTCTTGTGCCAATGCTCTAATGTCATCTCCAATCATAGATATAACTTTATATTTCCTACGTAAATTACCTCCGCCTAATTCTAATATTCCACCATAAAATATGGCTACTGCAACGACAAGCTGCATTCCCTTATCTTTTGGCTTATAATCATCGAAAAAATCAGAGATAGCCTGTCTACCTGTAATTGCCTCTTGTTGATATGGATCGTATTTAGAAGTTGTTGCAGCTTTACTAAAATACATTTTACTATTTGGATAAAGTTCGCCATTATAAAAAACTGCACTCCCATAACTATCGTGAAGATTTTGGGTCTTATTCTTATTGTAGTCAGCCTCTAAATAAGCCTTTTCAATTAAGTTCCGACCTTTTATAGCTAATTTCTTCGCCAAATCATCAATATATGGACTTACACGTCTCATTATCCACTAGTATTATCTTTTACATAAACTGCACAACCACCTAATTGAGTTGGTATAATATCAATAACGATAGCATCAGTAATAGAGAAGCCATACATCTTGCTCCTAAATTTATGACCTTTTTTTATTGATATACCTACTGATTTATCAAAAGGGAAATACACATTGTATGCGTTTGATATTACACCTGAATCTTCTTTCTGCGCCCCTTGTATATCACATTTAGTTTCCAAGACTATAATCTCTTCTTCTACCTGTTGGTCGGCAGGTTTGCTTCCATCAATCCCATAAGTGTAAAATACTCCATCAAAAGGATATTCTTGCATTATGTCCCTATCTATAATCATCAGTCATACTCATTTATCCAAGTTGTTGTACTACCACCTAATAATTCAGCCTTTGGATCGTCCCATTTCTTATACAGACCTATCATAATATTATATACATCTTTTTTAGAATCGTATCGTTGGCTACCAATCGTTTGAGTATAA